AAATGCAATACCAAACAATGCACCTTAGTTGGATTGAAACCATCAGTTTCTATATCAAAAATTATTGGTTGTTTCATATTCTTGTAATCTTCCTGTATCTGGGTTGTATTGCAGAGTAGTTCCAATTCCTGTAATTCCTGCAAATCTATTTTTTAAAATTCTTACTAAAGTCTTTTTTCCATTTTCTTGATCTGAAAGTGATCTCTCAACACCGACACAAATATCACTAAGTTGAGCAATACTAGCACTACCTCTTAATTGTCCGAGTGAAGTTTTTAAACCATCAGTATGATCTTTGTTACCCTCTGGTCTTTTCAAATGTGAAATAATTATAACACCAATATTTAATTGTTCTGTTAATGCTCTTAATCTTGTCATTAACAAATCAATAGTTTTTCTTTCATCATTAGTTTCAAGTCCGCTAACGATAATTGATATGTGATCTATAAATAAATATTCTATATCTAATGCTTTTGCGAAATATTTTATTTTATTAAGAATTGTATTTTCTTCTACTGATCCCCAATGGTCATATAAAAATACATTTCCATTACCTATTGTTTCTTTATAAGCGGTTTCTAGTTCTAGTTCAGATACTTCTGATCTATCTATGTGAATAGGTTTGTTTAAATGTAATCCTAAAATACCCTCACAAGTTCTTTTTAAACTTTCTTCTAAAGAGATGATCCCTATTCTTTTTCCTTTTTTAATTAAATGATAAGCAATTTCCTTAGTCATAAGCGACTTACCTATGCCGCTACCACCACATATAGTTACAATCTCTCTTTTTCTAATGCCAAATAACTTTCTATTAAGTCCCTCATAAGGATAAAATGCAGTAGCTTTTTCATCTTCTTTTTTAATTACTTCCCAAAGTTCTTCTCCCGCAACTACACCATCTGGTCTAAATGTTTTTGCCTCCCACATAGCTTTGACTACTTCACTACCTAAACCGCTTACTAACATTTCGTTTACGTCTTTAAGTTCAAAGTTTGCAATCTTAGCTTTTCCTACTGACAGGAGCTCTGCACATTTGTTAGCCGCTTCTAATCCCGCCTCATCTTGGTCAAAGAAGAAAACTACTTTTTCAAAACTTTCAATAAATTCTAATTGTTTCTTAATTGCTTTAACTGCACCATTAACCCCATTTGGTATTCCACAAACGGGGTAACGGTGGTTAAACAACTGAGAGAGGGATATGCTGTCAATTTCTCCCTCGCATAAACACAATATTTTTCCACCTCCATTCCAGAGGTTTTGTCCATAAAGTGTAGCTTGGGAAATATCGCCAGTTGTTTTAAACTCTTTGTTTTTAAATCTTAACTTTTGAAATACTGGTTTTTTATTTTTATCGTAATAAGTTGCTACTTGAACAGGTTCTTTATTAATCTCGCCAACTTTGTAATCCCACTTTCGACAACTTTCCATTGTGAGCTTTCTTTTAGGTAAGCTAATTGCTTGACCTTGCACCAAATCACTAAAATAAACATCTTTAGATACATTCCTATTATTTGTAGAATTGTCATTAGGGTAGCGAGTAGTATTACAGACGAAACAATGAGTGTGCTCGTCAGAATAGAGAGCCATTCCGTCAGATGACGGGCAATCCGTACACGGTAGGTGTTTAATAAACTCACTATCATTAGACATCAAAACCCGCTTCCGTTCGTCCTGCGTTTAAGCGGTCTTCCTCGATTTTTTTTAATTTGTTTTCTGCTTCTGTTAAATCCGTCTGTAAAACACCATTTAACTTTTTCTGTGCATCATTAATTGTTTGTTGGTCTTTAATACGTTTATATAAAGCTTGTATTTGTGCATCTTTATTATCAACGATCTTTTTCCATTCTTCGTTTGTTTTTCTAATTAACATAATCCTCCCTTATAAAATCCATTCTTTAGGAATAACTTTGTCAGCAAATTTAAAACCATGCTTTATGCACCAATCTGCGTAACTTGTTTTACTTCCTTTGTAGATTTTGTTTTTTGAATTCCCAAAAATAAACCTAATGTCTAATTTTGGTTGTTGTTCTTTAACCAATAAATGTTTCTTTCTATCTTCTCTTTTAAAGAAACCTTTTATTTCAATTAATACTCCGTTATCCAATTCAATGTCTGGAGTATACTTGTGTTTAGTAGAGGGCTTAAAGTACAGTATAACACGTTTCTCATATTTAAAATTTACTTTTCTAAATTCTAAATCCTTGATGACGTTATCTTCAAGCCCACTACGATAATTAGAAGTCCGCTTCTTGTGAAACGGAAACTTCTTTTTTCTCACTAGGTACTGCATTGGAAACTTTTTCCTTACCAAAACCATAATCATAATCAGATTTAGTATCTCCGTTTGATTTAGGTTTTTCAGAAACTACTTCAATTAACTGAACCGCTTTTAATCTAAGCGTAACACCAACACCTTGCATTGGGTTAGCCCACGATACAGCTTGAAAGGCGATCTTCATTTTTGAACCGCTATAAACAGGTTGCTTTTCAGCAACAGTTTTATCAGGGTTTAAAATCTTTGGTCTTTGTTCAAAGTCAGTTCCGTCTTTCATTACTACCTTAGCTTTAAGTTTAAATTTAAACTCTACTGTTCCATCTTTTGAAATCTTATATTGATTGTAAGGAGCTCTTTTTTCAGTATTGTCTTTTTGCTGACGTGCTTTTAAAGTGTCCTCATAGATTTTTATAAATGGTTTAGCTTCTTTTTCACTCAACACAAATTTAACCGTAAATACTCCGTCTGGTTTTTCAAACTGTGTATCTGGTGTAAATAGATAAGGATAATTTCCCGTACCTATTGGTGTTGTGTGTATTTCTTTTTCATTTATCATAAGTGTTTTACCTCCAAGAGTGTCTCTATGTTTGTTGTCCTTTGTGGGAATATCTCGTAAGCGAGACTAATTACTTACAAATACACCCATAAAAATTTCCTGTCCCATCATTCATAACGTGCTGATTAAATGGTGCTTCATGGTACGTTGTAAATTCTAAACGTATGATGTCGCAAAGATCAAAGCAATCAACGGTATTAAATAACTTTATATGTTCCATCATCTGCTTTGTTACTTCTACTAAATGATATATTCCGTCTGTTTGAATTATTAATTCCATCTTTTTCTAAAGCACATTCCGCACAATAAGGAGATTTTTTTATTAAAATTACTGATTTACGTTTTTTACAAATCGTGCATATCGGACGTTGATCTCCACTCATAATAATTTTCTTCTTTATTTTTTATTACGCAGATTGATTTTGCATCTATTGGATTTGGATATACATAACCAAAAATATCTTTATCTATTTCTTTTAATTGATACCCCGCACCAAGTTCTATACGATTTGCATTTCTAAAATCATTTACATCTACTTCATAAAGTTCGCCTTTTACTCCAAACAAGCTACTTTTCTTTTCGTAAATATAAGGAAACCAAAATCCAGTCATTTCAAAACCTTTTCGTTTTGTTATATAACTACGATCTATTATTTTACTTTTTGATAAAACATGGTTAAGTCCATAACCTGTTTTAAGTGTCCCATACACAAATAGTTTTGTTTTCATACCCGTCCTTTCTATATATTATTAGTCTCGCTTTCGCAACTATTTAACTAAAAAAATACTTACTGTTAGCAATTTCGTTAATGTCCAAATTCCCTCGTTCTGGTGGAGGGTTAAGCGACTTAGCAAACTTGGCAGGTAATTGAGCTTCCCAATCTTTGTATAATATATCTAAATAATCTTCTTTAAATAAATCAATTACCACTTGTCTAATAATTTTGTTTAATTGGTCTATACGATTTGGCGTTGTTGCAAAACTATCATGCACCATTAATAAATTATTAATTGGTTCATCATGGGTTTTACAATATAAGGCAACCGCTTGATTGATCGCTCCGTCTAGCGAATGAACAAGATTGGGAGAAATACTCGACTGATATTTTCTGCCATCTTTACGATCCTGTTCCCTCCTGAATGTAGTATATACCAACGAACCGCTTATTGCTGTTTTAACTTTAAAGGGAATTTGGTATCTATAGTCCATTTCCACAGGAAACCCCATTGGTGTCGTCCACTTCATCTTAAGATTAGCTTTAGCAAACAGCTTTGCACAATCTTGAAACCAACTCATTAATTTCATTTCGGGCTCAACCTCTTGTTCCATTTTTTCCCAAACAATCTTAGCTAACCAACGACAATCAGAAAAACCATCATCTGCTAATACCTTTTTATCGGGATTAAATTCAATAATACTTCTGTATTCATCATATATTTGTTGTCTTGCACCATATTGTTTTAATGAATAAACAAGTGTCATTACATTTCGTTTAACAATCTTTCTGTTAATTCCAAATTGAAGCCAACGATTTGCTTCGGTACTGTTAGCCGCTTGTTGCTCTACATCTAACTTAACTCTATCGGCAACTGCTTTATAAATATCCTGTGGAAGTTCTGATGGTAAAACATTTACCTTTCTAGCGGTTTGTTCATCTCTCATCAGGATCGACAAAACCTGTAAACCGCTACAAGTTGCGTCCATAGACACAGGCAACGAACATTGCATGTCAAGACCTTTTTCCTTAAACCGCTTAAGATTGATACAAGTATTTAAAAATTCCATTGGTTTATCTGCTAAGTTCCAGCTCTTGTTTTCAAATGGAGCTTCTGCATAACTTACAAATTCATCAAACCTTTCTTCTGTAAATTTGTATCGGTCATCAAATGAAACTTTATCATTACCCCAAGTGTTAGAAGCGTGAACGAATAACCAATATTTTCCTCTGTCGCCTAGAACCTCTGGATTTGCGAAGTTAATAAGCGACTTAATCTTTTGGTCAGTCTGGTAGGTAACTGTTGTACCAACACAATATAGTCTGCCTCTAGTGTCGGCAAACATAGCAAAATATATTCTCTCAAACTCTAAATATTCTAGTGCTAAATCAACTGCTACTAATGTATTTAAAACTTTAGATGATCTTGCAATTTCATCATTGTATGCTCTACTTAAATCTCTTTTGTATTTAATTCTAAGTTCTAATATTTCATCAACTTTAGGATCACGATAAATACCTTTAGGTTTTCCTTTTTCATCTAAAAGACTTTCTCTATCTGGAAATTTACCTAATCTTAAATTGTTGTCCCATATCTCTTTAAAAATATCAAACATTTCTTTATCAATTTTAAAGGCAACTGATTGGAGGTGATTTACTGCATCATAGAAACCGCTTAATT